AGTCAGTGTATTGTCGCCACCAAATACACCATCATCGTTAAACTGAATTTGTGTGTTTAATCCACCGGGTGTGCCACCATTACCGCCGCCGTTACTCTGTGGTACCCAACTTAAATTACCTATACCGTCTGTGCTGAGTACGTAATTAGCATTGCCGCCCGTGATAGTAATGTTGCCTACGTCTCCTAAATTACTAGTACCTACTACTGTTAATGATGTAAGATTACCTATGTTTGTGATATTAGGTTGACTAGCAGTGGTCAATGTTCCTATTAAGTAATTTGCTTCTACGAAATTTCCTGCATTTAAGTTACCTGTAATAGTAATATTACTACCTAAACCAGTACCACTCATGCTACCATTGAATGATATATTACCATTACTGTTTGGTATTGCCGTATCAACATTTAACCAACCAATGTTTCCTAGATAATTGATATTTTGTTGTGCATTAGTTGTCAACGTACCTGATATAAAATTTGCCGTTAATAGATTTCCAGCGTTGACATTTCCTGCAGTTACATTGCCAGTTACTGATAATGAAGTCAATGTACCGACACTAGTGATGTTGGGCTGTGCAGGAGTTAATAATGGTCCTGAAATTCCTGATGCAGTTACAGTTCCTGATACTGCTAAAGAAGTTAGTGTTCCAACACTAGTGATATTTGGTTGAGCATTAGTTGTTACTGTGCCAGCAAATGTTGCATAATTTGCGTTAGAAATATTACCTACAAAATTACCTATAAAGTTTGCGGCTGTAACATTTCCTGTTACAGTTAAACTTGTTAGATTGCCTACGCTTGTAATATTTGGTTGAGCATTTACCGTGACTGTACCGGCTACGTTAGCGGCATTGGCTAAATTTGCTGTATTGGCAAATGTTGCTAGATTGGCTGTGTTTGCTATAGTAGCACTATTTGCTACTCCATATAAATTACCAATAAAGTAATTCGATGTAACACTATTACCTAATGTTGTATTACCACTTACAGTAAGTGATGTCAATGTACCGACACTAGTGATATTAGGCTGAGATGCTAGTGTTACATTTCTTGCAAGATTGGCTGTACCAAATAAATTACCTATAAAGTAATTTGATACGACTTGATTTCCTAATGTAGTGTTGCCAACAACAGTTAAACTTGTTAGATTGCCTACGCTTGTGATATTTGGTTGTGCTGATGTGTAAACAGTACCGGCTATCAATGCGTTTGCAACTTGACCACTGACATTAGCACCCGCTACATTATTTGCTACGTTGGCAAAACCTACTGTCCCACTAACATTAGCACCTGCTACATTATTTGCTACGTTAGCAAATCCAACTTGACCTGTGACATTGGCGCCTACTAATCCAAATAAACTATGTCCATTACCTGCAAAATAATTAGCATTGATCCAGTTAGCACTTGTTATGTTGGCTGATAGTGTTATATTTGATGCTATAATATCTGTGGCTGATAAAGTTCCATAAATTGTAGCATCCGTTACTGATAAATTTACACCGGTAATAGCATTGCCGGAAGATATAGTATTTGCTACTGAAAGAGTATTGCTGACCTTGTTATAAGTGAATCCTGCATCTCCGCCGAATACACCTGCATCATTAAACTGAACTTGTGTGTTTGCACCGCCGGGCACACCGTTACCTGTGTTTCCACCGTTACCTGCAGGTGCCCACGTTAGATTACCTGCACCGTCAGTCTGTAAGAAATAACCATTGGTACCACCCAAGATCACAACGTTTGATACGTTTCCTAAGTTGGCATTACTACCTACTTGTAATTTTGTGACTGTTAATAAACTAGTAGCACTATTAAATGTGAATGCCGAACTCGCACCTAGCAATCCAGCATTGTTATATTGAACTTGTGTATTAGAACCTGATGCGCCTATGCTTAGTGGTTGACCGTTAGCATATAGATATGCGTTGGCAAATATACGATTTGCCGTGACGTTGGCATTGGGAGCGTTGACGTTGTTAACAACATTTCCATTCGCATCTATTACTAATTCCGGTGGGATTCCTACGGAATATCCACCTAACGTGTTAAACGGTTCAGCACTCATTATTGCACAGGTCCTCTATCATCTTATTATATTTATCAAATATATTCTTACTAAGCCATAGAAAAAAGATCCGATTAGAACTTTTTTCTAAATATAGTCATGCTTACTAAACAAAAATCAAGACCTATATGCAGTCATTGTGGTATAGTGCCGGCTAAGCCCAACGGTATAAGTAAGTTAGGATTCAAAAAATGGCACAAGTATTGTATAGATTGCAGTAAGTTATTGTATAGCGAGAAGCACAAGTACCTACAAAACAAGCAAATGAAGTGTGAGTTCTGTGGCTTTAAAGCGCAGGACAAATGTCAGATGGATGTAGTATTTAAAGATGGTAATAAGAAGAACAAGAAAGAAAGTAATCTAAAAACACTATGTGCTAACTGCGCCAGGTTGTTTCAAAAACGCTTGAAGAAAGGGCGCAAGTCAGTCATGAACATGACTGTTGATGCTGATATAAGGATTAGTTGATGAAAGTTTTAATAGCAGGTGATAGTTGGGGTTGCGGGTGTTGGGATAAGATCGGAAATACACATAGAGGTCTAGAGTTATTTCTACAGATGAAGGGTCACATAGTGACTAATTTATCTGTGTGCGGTTATTCAAATACAGAAATTTATAGGTCATTAAAAACAGTTGACTTATCAGAATTTGATTATGTTTTTGCATTTTATACCAATCCATTTAGAGATATAATATCTGATAATTTATATTCCAAATATTTCGATGTTCCTGATTACACTATAACATACAAAGATGTTTTAAAAATGTATGATGAATTATGGTGCAATTCATATCTGATGTTTGATAGTCTGAATTATCCGATACACATGATAGGTGGGCACCACAAATTAGAAGAGATAGAATCGACCAAAAATCTAATTAGTTTTATACCTAGTATACGGGAAATGTTTTATAAAGATTATGTGCAACCTAAAATCGTTTATATTTCTACTGTTTTTAAAAACTACTTAAAAAAATTTGATAGAGATACTATAGATTTTCTGTATGAAACATATAATGTATATCTAAATCTACAAAACATACAGCAAGAATATTTTTACCCTGACGGATATCATTTGAATGCAAAGGGGCATTTAATCTTATCTAGTCGTATAGAAGAATTCATGAAGTAGATGCTGATTTAAGATTGCTTGATCTTGGCTAAATGCAGTTTACTTAATATAACTGTATAAACCCAACCTATATCTATCTCAAACCATCTACGACTGAGTTTGGCACTTGCAGGACTGAGGTGGTGATTGTTGTGCAACTCCTCTCCACCAATAATAATGCCCCAAGGACTAATGTTTCTACTGTGATCTTTAGTTTCACCATTACGATATCCCCAATAATGTCCTATGCCATTAATGATTCCGGCGGCCCAGAACGGAATCCATATCATCTGTACGCCCCACACCAACAGTCCCCACCATGAAAATAAAAGTAAATTTATCAATAATAACAAAACTATTCCTAGACGAGAATGTTTACTGTATACATTCTGTTCCACCCAATCATCAGGAGTGCCAACACCATATTGTTTAATCATTTCTTTATCTTTACTTGCAATATGATATAGTAATGCACCTTTGAATACTACATTGTATATACCATACACATGTGGTGTATGTGGATCTCCTTCAAAATCACTGTATCTATGATGTTTGCGATGTATTGCTACCCACTGTCTTGTAATCATTCCTGTAGTTAACCATAACCAGAATCGCATGAAATGTGAAACAGCAGGATGAAACTCTACTGATTTATGTGCTTGACTTCTGTGGAGATAAAGTGTGACACACAATATTGTGATGTGTGTGACTATGAGGGTATATAGGATTTCAATCATAATTTATTTATGCCCGACAAAAAGGGGACCGAAGTCCCCTGATTGTTCTTCCCATCCCGAAAGAAGATTTGATTATTGGAATGTTAAGTTCTGTACAGCAATCTCACCAACGTAATCAGCTGCGTTACCGAACGATGACGCAGTGTTAGTTAATTCGATGTAACCATAACGAGTCATAAATGACACGACTGGTTCGAATGTTGATGGATCCAATACAACGCCACTGCTCATCAATGGAATGTATGGGCAATAGAATGCGGCTGCGTCAGTCTCACTTGAACCCTTATAACCAACCAATACTGGCTGAGTATCTGGTGCATATGAGTCAACGAATACGCGCATTGCACCGTTCAATGTACCAACAAACTTAGTGTTAGTTGGTGCTTCGAAAGTGCCTTCAGTAGTTCTTGCGAATGCTGAAGTTGTTGCTGACTGTAGAACAGTCAATGATGCTGGTGATACAACTGCCCAGTTACCTGCACCGCGACGTGTGCGCTGTGCAATCAAGTTTGCTACGCGGTTGATTAGAACTGCTAAGGCAGCATGTTCGTCACCAACGTATGTTGCAGTACCTGATACTGTTGCTTGGTTGTATGTGAACTCTGTTGAAGCAAGAGTACGCAATGACAACAAGATTTCTTGATCGATTTCAGCAGTAATTTCTTGGGCAAGTGCTGCCATGATTTCTGCTTCGATGTCGATACCATGCTGTGACTGAGCATCCTGAGCTGCTTCAAATGTCCAACGTGCTTGCAACTTACGTGATTTGGCTTCAACAGCCTGACGTAAGATTTGTACGCTGATCTGCTTACCGCCGTTACCTTCTAATGCCGCAGTATCATTACCTGTGTAGTAATTTGATGATGTTGCATTTTGAGGTGAACGTGAATAGGCCTGAGCAATTTTGAATGGGCTCAATGCTTCTTCACCAGCAACAACGCTAGTAGCGGCTGCTGAGTTGTCAGTCAATGACTGAGCATAACGTACACGCAATGTGTGTATCTGACCAACTGGACCAGTCATTGGCTGAACGCCGACTAGTTCGTTAGCAATAACAGTTGGCATAACACGACGGATTACTGGAAGAATCACACGGTTTAATGTTGCGATATTACCAGCAGTCGTTGTGCCTGCAGTAGATTCTGCGAGCAACTGTTTTTTGGTGTTTTCTAGAATAACACCCATCGTTGAACGGCGAGTTCCCTTTAAGCCTTCTAACAGGGCCTCTTTGGTCTCGTCCCAACGGCTTTCTAAGAGTACTTTTGACATTTTAATATTCTCCTAATATGTCTTACTTAAGCCCTGCCAGACGCTTGAAATCGATCAAATTGTTTTCAACGCTTGGATCTTCTTCAATTTTCTTTTTGGCAGTTTCTTTATCACCAGTTACTTCTTTTACAACACTTTCAGTGAGAGCAGTTTTAGCGCCTGACTTCTCAATTCCTGTGTTAAGAACTGCTGGTAGATACTTATCGAAAGCGGACTTCAATTTTGGTGTCTGTACGCTTTCAAGTAAAGCCTTCATCACATCAGCCTTCTCTTTGTTTAGAGGAGATAGAAGTTTTTCCATTTCCTTTTCACGCTGAGTTGATTCTTTAATGATTCTAACTTCACGATCCTTTGACTCTACAAGCTTATGTGCTTCAATAGCCTTTGCTGTAGCCTCAGCCAACGCCTGATCTTTCGCAGTAATTACTGACATTAACTTGCGGGCTTCTGCTTTATCATTTAGATAAGTTACAGAATACTCACTAGCAAATGCTTCGAATAACTTACGTCCGAAACTGTTTTCGCGGGCTGTTTTGATGTCTTCTTTGAGTTGTGATAGTTCACCCTTCAAATGAGATGATATTGCATCGCTGACTCTCTTTGCGCTTTCGGCAACAAATTTTTGCTTAAGTGCTTCAAGTTTCTGGCGACCTTCTGTGACCAACTTAACGCGAGCCTCAACAACTGCTTTCTTATCCGTTGAAAATTCCCTGATCTCTTTTGCAAGAGCATGGACAACGAATTTTTCTAACTTTTGTTGATTCTCCATTTGAGCCTTACGATCATTGCGCAATTCTTTGATTTCTTCGGATAGTTTAGTAACCATGAAACCATTAAATTTGGCTGCATTTTCTTGCATTTTAATTTTCGCTTGTACTCGGTCTTCGTTTAAAGCCTTTCTCTCATCATGAAATTCTGCAATTTCAGTTGAGAGGCTTTCTGTTATCATCTTATCTAGGGCTTCTACCATAACGCTACGATCATGCTCGTAACGGTGTGCAAATTCCTCGCGGAGTTCAGCACGTACTTGATCACGGGCTTCAGTCAACTTTCCTTCCCAAACTTTATTAATTTCGTTTGAGATGTCTTCGCTGATGAGACCGCTTTCAACTAATGGTTTGATAGCATCTAACATGCTCTTATCCCCTATTTTATATTTTAAGTTCCTTGATGAGGCGCTTTACTTCCTCAGCCAAGTAACTTTGTACCTTCTTGTCGCCTCTTGCTTCTCTAGCGATATCTATGACTTTATGACCATGCTTCATATTCATGAGGCTTTCGTATATTGCTTTAGGATATGCGTTAGGTGCGCTAGGTTGTGCGACTATATCTACAGTGATTATTTCAAAATCACTTACTTTGCCATCTAAGTCGCTTACATTACCTGATCCACGACTTGAAACGCCTAGTTTCACACCACTTTCCAACATTGTCTTTACTAATTGACCCATTGGAGTTGGTAGAATTTTTAATTTACCGAAACCGTTTGCGCCATCCATCCACATATTTGTGATCATATGGCTGACACGGTCTAAGTTAATTTTTAAATCGTCTGGGTGATCAACTTCACCCAACACTGAATAACCTTCTTGGATTTGCTTGTTTAACGTATCTACTGCGGTCTCTATTTCAGAAACGGGGTAAACACGCTCGTTTGCGTTTTTAACCCCGCCCTGAATAAAGATGCCCTTCATATAGAGGGTCTTTAACTCGTCGTTGCCTTCCTTGACGGACTCAACGACCATGTTCGCTCTATCGAACGTTAAGTGCTCCTTGAGATACAAAGCCATTTGTCTCCAAGTTCCTCTTAATTAACCTTTGGCTACCGGGCTCTTGCTATTTGCTGAACCGTCCTTAGTCACTGGCTTAGGAGCGGCTGACAAATCAACTTTTGCCTTGCCACCTGGTACGTTCTTGAATGAACCTGCACCTGGTAGATCGCCTTCTTTCTTGCTGTACTCATTTGATGGACCTTTTGGACCATTTGGTACAGATTCATCGTGTCCTGAGAATTTAACAGGCTTGCTGTCCATTCCCTTAGCACCTGAGTTTGCTGTTACCGGGCTCTTAGTCTGAGCACCGTTATCACCGTGAGTTACAGATACTTTTTGTAACTGTACGGCTTCCATCATTTCTTCGCCGTCAACTTCTACGTCAACCATTTCTTCTTCGTCGTCGCCCATATCAGCGTCACCGCCCATGAGTGCTTCGAATTCTGCCATCAAATCATCTAACTTGTCTTTGATGTCACCTAAATCTTCTTTGTCTACTGAACCTTCAGCATCGTGATCTGCTTCTAGATCAGCGGTCATGTCGTCTCCGGCTTCTTCTGCTTCATCGTCAAAATCGATGTCTGCTTCGTCTTCTTCGGCTTCTACAACGTCTCCTGATTCTTCTGCTGAAATCTCGTCCATTAGATCGCCTACTTCGCCAACCATCGAACCTTCTTCGTCCATCATTTCTTCGTCCATGATAGATTCATAAATTTCGCGTGACTTTTCAACCACGATCT